CCCTTTATTAACCGTAAGCCAACGTATAGAATCGTTCATGTCGCTGGCTATTTCGAACGTAAAACCGTTATCCGGGGAAGGGTGATTGTCCGTGATATATTCTTTTGTATAAAACAATATAACTGTTTCATTCTCTCCGTTTTCATCGAAGTGGCCGCCTGTGATTTGTTGAAAGATTTGGTCAGGTGTTCCATAAAGTGTAAAATCATTTTCATGCAAAGTGAATGTAAATTTCATTCTCTCTTGAATGGCTGCGTGAAAATCATCTATGAACTGATTAAATTGATATGTTATTCCCATACTAAAAGTAATATTTAATCTGCTTCTAACATGGTTATAAAGATAGTTTCTGTCATTTATACATTCCTTAACATTTTGTAAATTAAACTCCCTGTTTGATGGGGAGAAAGGGGGGAAAAGAGAAAGGGAATTAGGAATCTTAAATTTCCCTATTGGAGTAAATTGTACATATCTATTATTAGAAATTTGGTATTGTTTTGACCATACATTATCTGATGCGTTATCATCTCGCCATACTAAAAAATCATCTAAACTTAACCCGTTAAACTGAGAAGTCGCTGCATTTGTAGCTACCAGGTTATCATTGACCATGCCGGCTAACATTGTACCTTCCTGAAAGTATGAGGAATCAATGTAGTATTCAGTCAACCGTCTTTTAAACTTTCCAAGCTCATCAAGTTGTAATACTGTAATTTCATCTGAATTATTTTTTATTTTCCCGAATATCGCAATATACTCTCTTTTTTCTGTAATATATTTTTTATAAGTAGAAAACTTATGGATATTATCTGCGCTGCTGACGAATATACGCTGTGGGTTATTTCTGGTGCTTGCGAATATAAGCCTGTTTAAAAAGAAAGTAACGGTTTTCGGCCATTGGTTTTCACTATTAAGCCAGCCGTTCTCTTTAAAGTTTTCATCTTCTTCAAAAAAATCATTTGTATTTATATCTTCATGTGCGATCCTGTCCACTTCAATGTCGATAGAAAATGTACTTATACTGATATTTTGGTTTTCCAGTTCTGCTTTTAGCGGCGGATAATTTTTATGGACTAATATCATGGTATTAAAGTTTTGCGCGAATTGAACTTCGGTTATTTCATTAAGGTTTTCATATAGTTTTAGATTTACATTACTTACAAATACTGTAGGTGTGCCTGCGATTTGGCCGTTTTCTAATTTATAAATTGTTATCTTCCCGGGAGTCAGGTACATAAGGAAGCTCTGTTGTCTATTCACAACGAACGGTATTATTCTGCCTTCCTCGGTTAACTCTGTTATCCTCTCTGTCCCTGCGCGCCTTTTTATTCCGCCTGTAGGTATCACGTCAAAGTTCTCAAGCCTGGAAACGCCTGAGTAATATTGTCCGATATCTATTCTGCCAAATAAACTTTCAGAAAGTTCGCCGGCAGCAAAATTGGTTATTAACATTAATCTATTCCTAACTGATTCCCCCACCAGGGGTCTTCATTAACCTTTGCAGCTCTTGAGGCTCTGCTTGCTCTAATAGCTTCCTGCTTAACAAGAAGCGCTTCCTGTAGTAATTGCGAATGCAGCTGAGGCTGGTCTGATAATTTCATTACAAGTTTAGAAGCGAGTTTTTTTTCGATGTACTCAAAAAACTTAGGTTCATAATCGAGTTCTTTATAATCCGGATAATCGCTTTCCGGCTCTGGATCTTGTGGAAACTCCACTGTGATATTCTCAGGCCCTCCTAGGTAGAATGTTTCATCCGGTTTTGTCCATGGCTGCCCTGCGGTCATATATTCGTTTTCAGGTCTTTCTCCTAATTGCATTACAGCAGCTGCGATGGGGCGTAATATTTTCCCATTGGAAACATAAAGAAGTTCTGCTCTTGGAGCGTCTGTCAGAATAAGTCTGTCTTCAACAATGAAGTATTCATTGCCCTGCAGCTCGATAGGCTTTGCGCAATCGTAGGGCATATCATAAGCGAAGGTGTAACCCTGGTCACGTACAACAGGCCTGCCGGTACGAACAAGTTTATCTCGTTTTCTACCGCCAACCCATTCGACTTCTGAAAGCGCTTCCAGGAATGTAGTGATGTAATAAGCTTTGCAAAGTCTGTAGACAGAACTTTCTTTTATTGTATCGCTTGATTCATCCAGCAGATTCTGCCCTGTAGCAAACAATGCGCGGTTAACGATATCAAGGTTCATATTCATTAGGCAGTTCCTTTTTCCTTGCTAACGCTAACCTTATTGAGTATGAGCGCTCTAATAGCACGTTCTTTTATCTTGTTTTCAACTAGGATTAATTTCATGTCAACTTCAAAAATCTTGTCAGTTTTTTCATCCCAGCAATAATATTTACCGTCAATTTCGATACTATCGCTATATTTTGGCATCACAATTCCCCCTAAATACCTGACCGCCCAATTCGAGCGGCCAGGCTATTCACCGGATTATTACTATTTCTCCACAGGTTCGAAGTGTGGAACTTCCTTTTTCTCCGGCAGTAGTATGGTTTCGCCCTCGCGATAAAACCCGCCATCATACGTGCAGGTTGTTATACAGCGGTAGATAAAACCTTTCACCTTTTCTGCCGGTGGCTGTTTCTTCTCTTCGTCTGGTAATGGCTTATTGTCTTTTCCAAACATAAGTTATTTACCCAACGTGCTGTTGACGATTGCTTCCACCGTGCCGGTGTAAGTTCCTGCAATCGCGACACGGATAAACTTGAAGTTGGTCTTTGGAACCGGCAAGCCGTAGCCGTCGTTGATCATCGCTGCAGTTACAGATCCACTTGCGCAGATAGTAGAGTAGGTACCGCCTTCGGTATCTGCTCCCTGTACTGTAAGAGTACAGGAACCTGTAAACGTTGCTTCCGGAAGTTTCAGATCTACGGTCATCCGTTCGATTGAAGCTTCTCCCAGGTTGATGATATTAGGAAAGTTTCCCGCGGCAGAAGTAAGTTTGCCAAAACTGTTAAGTTTGTCATAATGAAAATTTACATTCATGATTACGCGGCCTCCTTAAACCACTTGGCTTTCTGTGTTGAGGATTACATCCATGCGGCGACAGCGCATGTCGCGTACCATGGTGACAGGTTTACCCCAAGGGTCTGTTGTGTTATGCACAACGTTTGCCTTGTCTCTTGCCGCTTTGTCCAGCTTAATAAGGATATCAATGTTCGAGTACATGACATAAGTCGTAGCACCCTGCGGCAATCTGTGGCGTGTTTCCAGAATGATGTCTACAAGAGCATCACCTGAAATATTTGCCGGGATGTTGGCGATACGTTTTACAGCGGCCGGCTCTTTAATAGTCAGGCCGTATTCAGCAGAGAAATAATCTCTGTACGCCGGATATTCGCCGCCCTCACCGTCAACTGCATCGATAAGACCGCGATCTTCGCGGCTTACACCAACGCTTGTTGAACCTTTTGGATAAATCAAATGGAACAAGTCCGGACCTACCGCACAGATATAAATACTTGTAAGGTTGCTTACGGTTCCTCCAGCATTAACGACATCGGCAAGGCGGTTGTATCGCCTCATAAGACCATCGAATTCTTCGGCTTTCCGGCCGTCACCATAAATCAATGTTTGTGCCTGTGTCAGACCCATACCTTTGATAATGGCTACAGCTTCGCTCATCCTTGCGGCTTTGATGTTCCCTGAGTGAGCAAGCATTCTCGCGTCAACATCAGAGTATTCGCCCATCATGGCGATTCGGTCTTCAACAGGTTTTGTCTGGGTGGCTACTTTGCCTACGCCCTGATTGTAAATCCTGTGTTTACCTGCGCCCTTAATGGTTCGCTGAAGTGAAATGTTTCTGATACCGTTGTTGGCTTCATAAGCCGGAATGTCCAGCAGCATCTCATTGGTTAGTCCCATAAGTTCAATTATCTTGAATGGGTCTGGCGCGTTGGCGCGTCTTACGATTTCCAACGCTGTCATTTGATCGGTCATGTTCAAAGTTGGCATTTATTAACTCCTATTCTTTGTATTCAAAGGTGCCTCCTTCAAAAACTGATTGTAAGGAAGCGCCCGGTTCACCTCCACGGTGTGCTCCGCTTTCTGCGGTCATTTTTCCGTAAGAAATGAATGCTTTTACAATTTCCATCTCCCCTGTAAGCCCGGCATTTACAAGAAGTTTCGCGACATTCGGACCTGCTACGGTAAGTCCACGTTTCAACAGTTCCATGTTTTCCGCGTACTTTGAGCCGTACTCTTTCTGAAGCGCGGTCGAAGTCTCAGTTTGCTTTTGTTTCAGGTTTTCCTGATACGCTTGCTGATTTGCTTGACCGATTTCCTGTAAGCTTTTAAGCATTGCCGCCGCTTGAGCTTCGGTAAGGTTCGCGGCAAAGGCAGCTTGCGCGAATGTTGCGCCTTCGCTTTCTTTGTCTTTTGCAAAACTATAACCGTCCGCAGCTTTCGGCCGTCCTGCTTTTTCCCAGAACTGTGCAACCGCTTCCGCTGTCGCGTCCTTTCCTGGAATAACTACGCCGGTCTCTTTTCCTTCAAGTTCGAGATATGCTTTCGCCATATCTCCGAGCTTTCCGAACTTCATAAGCTTTGCTGCCATGTCGGGATTGTCCCGCATTTCAGGCGGCAGTTGGTCTGCCCAGGGAGCCAATTTCTGATTTTTAATTGAATCGTTTTCGGTACCTGTTCCCCCTGCAGCCTTATCCCCTGTTCCGGGTTTTTCCGCAGGCTTCCCTCCGTCAACGCCAGCAAATGCGTTTTTTAATAAATCCGCGTTATCAGCCTGCTGGCTGCTGTTATCCGCCGATCCGTCTGTGGCAGCACCGTCCGGCGCCGCCATTGTTGTTAGCATTCCCATTAATAGGTTCAGCATTAAAAACCTCCTTCGACAGCGGCGGTCTCCGCGATAAAATCCGTCATGGATTTTGTACCGCGTACGCCCAACCTCTCCCGAATAAAAAATTTTGCGTATTCATTTAATGCCCGATCTCCTTTTGTACGTACGTTCTCGTACATAAATAGATCTGTTAATAACATATTGAGTACTATCTTGCCGTCATCAGTACTGAATACTTTCCGGCATGTTTCCACCATCATTTCTTTGCGTTCTTCTTGAGTAAGGTTTTTATTTTTCCAAAATTGAGATATTGCTTTTTTTCTCATTAAAGTCCTCCACCCATTTGTTTCTGCAGTTCAGCAAGTGTAGAGCCCGGATGTACCGGTTCATTCAGCTTGTCTACATTACCCATGATTTGTTTCTGTTGTTCCATAGCCATAGCTTGCTGTTGCTGCATGGCTTCTTGTTCTGCCCGTTGTTTACGTAACGCTTCGATATCCCTGTCTTCGCGGATTGCTTCCTGTGGGAAACCGAACCCTTCAAGGCCTCTTTTAAGAGTCGAGTCAAAGTCAATGGTATCAAGCGCAGTAGGCGCAATTTGAGCAACCGCTCCAATGAGATTAAGACCTTGCGATATGCCTCCGGACTCGTGGTATTTTTTCTGCGCTTGTGCAAGAGGTCCCATAAACTCAACCTTGAGCTGCGCTCCTGAGTTAGTAAGCCCTGCCGGAGGCTGTGGAATCTTGCCTTGACGCCAGAGAATATTAAAACTGCGCTGTATTATTTTTTCTAAAGCTGAGTTTAAATTGACAACCAGATCAGCCAGTACCGATGCTTTCTCTCCCTGCAGCTCCATAACATGAGTCGCTGTCATGTTTCCCGGGCGCTTCTGCTGTAATGCCAGAAAGAAATCAACGTTAAACCAGTCTTTTACGCAGTCTTCTTTTTTCTGGTATCTGTCGATGGTAATGGGATAATTCTTTCCGGCGTCCACAGGTTTAATAATTTCATCCGGATTACTATAATAATTGTATCCGCTTGGTACAACATTCTCAGAGCCGCGCATTGATTCCGGAACATTGTATGCAGGTGAGCCTGCCATCTGCGCTATTTTAAGAGTTTGCTCGTCTAATTTATTTAAGAAGCGTATATCATCAAGCGCCTGTATTGCCGGAGATTCTCCATAAGGAGTACCGGTAATCGGTTCCCAAATAAAAACAGCGTATGGGAATTCTGTATAACCTGATTCCATAAGTATTCTGTCTTCACCCTCATCGATGTAAATTGATGCGTATGGCATATTCTTCGCGTCAGGAGAATCGCTGTCGTATTCTTCCCGTTTATATACAGCGTGAATAATTGTTATTTCTTTTTCTTGATTACCATCATCACAGTCCAGGTCGGCTTGCTGTATGCTGCTTAAGTTATCCTTTCCGAAAAAAGAAGCGGCGTTTCTAAGCGTCATGCAGTAGCGGCGGAATATTACAGAAGGCGCATCGTACTCATCGATATCTAAAAACACTTCTTGTACTTTCAGCGCGGTAAAACGTAACTGGTTTTCTCCCAGTACTTCATCAATGAGTAATACTCCATGACCGTATTTTACGGCGCTGTCTATCATAAGACCTACTTGCTGGTATAGGTTTGATCTTGCAAACTCTGCGTAAAGTTTCCGTTCTACTTCTTCGAGCCAGTCTTTTCCGCCGTAGATTTTATCAACATGATGTTGATCTTCGAATGTGAGTTTCTGCCATACGATATTTGGAGAAATAGAGTAGCCGACTAAACCAGAACGTAATATTCGGGCAAAGTGGGTAGGGCGGCTTGTAAATCTTTTTGGTCGTTTAGGAATTCTGTCTTGAGGATTATCCCAATTATGAACTGAAGAGTCGACGTATTTTTGAACAGCCTTCCAGTCAGCAAGGCGTTTATCCCGCTCTTCTTTCAGATGTTTGTATCGTCGCTTGAGTTCGGCAACCTTTTCTTTTTCGCTTTCCCGGCCCATAGACACTCCTGTCCGCAAATACATAATGCGGAAATTAGGTTAGTATCTATTGACGCCGGTTTCTCGGTAGCCAATTTGATTACTTTATTCGGTTATAACATACAACCATTAAACTCGTCAAGAGTTTTTTTATCTGATTAATCCGCAAGCGGATCCCAGCTGGCGCTTCTCTTCGCTCCAAAGTTCCAACTGCCGTTTTGTTTCCTCAATGCTCTTGCAGGATGTTTCGCAAACTCGCTCATTATTGCATAACGACTTTCATCGTAAATATGATCTTCAAGTTTTGTATCCACATCTTCCGGGTGCCGCGGGTTTGGTACCAGTATCGGTATTGTCCGGATAAAATCCACACAGTTATCAAATACAAGCAGCATGGGTTTACCGTCTTCGCCTTCTGTTAACATCTGCTGGTGCATCTGCATAAGACCGTTTACTCTATCGTTGTTGGCCGGTATCATCTTAAAGCCAGCAGCTTCCCATTTATCTGCGATACTCGGAGCATCGTCAACCTTATTCCATATCGCAGGATCCGCTATTATTTCAGTTACACCCTCGGCCACGGCATCACCCCAGGCTTTCGCAGCTGCTTCCTCAGCGCCCATACGAATACCAGTATCCGGTTCATGCTTCGCGCAGCCGTACCATTCTCCGTATCGGATCATGCGGCCTTCACTATTAACAGCCCACTTGCCCAGGCTAAACGGTTTTGCGAATCCCCAGTCAAGAGAATAGAAACGTTTCCAGAGACCAGCCGGCAGCGCGAATGGTTTAACTACATGTTTATCTCTTCGGAACTCATCGAATACCTGGCCTGCAAATACATCCCAGTCTCCGTCCAATAGAGCTCTGCGTAAATGCGTAGGCAGCATCATAAGTCGTTTAAGATAATCAGGGTCGTTATCCAGAAGCTTTTTATTGTCCTGTATTAAGGCCTTCACAAAACTTCGAGTCAGTCCGTCTCTAGTTTTATATATCTTTCCAGGCTCCATCCCATCGATGAATCTATTTTTTATCCACGCATGACCGGGACCTCCTGGATTTGCTGTCCCTCGGATATAACAAGGAGCACCTGCAGCGCTTCTTGCCCGGCTCATCATATACCGCCAGCAGAAGTCGGTAGAGTAGTTACCTGTCTCGTCAAACCCTATCCATGTGTACTGCTGTCCCTGATATTTCTGTACATCTTCGTCTCTTTCGAGACATCGCATTTGTAATTTGGAACGGGTCGGGAAATAAAATGTTCGTTCCGCTTTATTCCATATTGCTCCCAAAGGAATAAATAATTGTTTAGCTCTGTCAATAATGGTTTCTAGTTCCGGATATGTTCGCCTGAAAAGAATCCCTTTCCAGTGTTCTCGCCATTCGTTACAGTGAGAAATAAAATCAACCAACAGAAAATCGCTCTTGCCTCCGCCTGCAGCTCCGCCATACAGAAGCTCAAAAGCGTTATTCGCTAGAGCTTGCGCTTGTCTCTTCTGGGGGCTCCAGATAACCTTCATCCTGCGCTCCTTCTAAATCTTCTTCTGCAAATAAGTCTTTTTGTGTCGCCTTTACTACTGTCATATCTCCGCGGTCTACTTCCGTAATCAGTGTATGAATGGGCTTGCCGTCTATCCTGTCAAAAATATATTTTATCGATGGTACGTCTTTTCCGAATACGGCCATCTGCCAAAGTCTCTTTGCAAGAGCATCCTTTAGTTTCATGCCGTCCATTTCTTTATAATCAGGGTTATGTATTTGATCTTCCGGAATCTTTACTTTTTTATTTCCGTATCTTGCCAGTAATTCTGTCAGTGAATTATTCTTGCGCGGACGGCCGTGAGGGTTGTTTGTTTGTCCTTTTCTCAAGGGCATTATTTAGCTCTCCTTGCAGTTACTGCGGGAAAGCTCATTAAGATTTGTTTTGTTTTCTTTTGTTAATCAGAATTCAAAACCGGACCGAACACTCGGATTCAAAAGAATCCGCTTAAGAGCTTTCTTTACTGTGTTCGGACGCCGGTTTCTCGGTAGTCCTATTCTTTCTTTATATTATGTTTGTTTTATTTTGTCAACTTTTCCACAAGTTTTTACTGCAGCAATTAAAAGTGATATACTTTGTGTTGTATTAGGTTTTTTATATATTACTTTTGTTATTTATATATTTTATATTACTATCACAAAGTATATCACTATATCACTTTTATATGTAAGTTGTTATCACATAATGAATTACAAAGTGACAACCAAAGTGACGAAGTGATATACTGTCTTCACTTTCGTTTAAAAAAAAAGGGGAAAGAGTATATTTTCAAGGGAATTAAGGCGCGAAAAATCTCCTTCACCGTCTTTTTCTTCTTGTTTTTCGCCAAAGTGACATACTTCTCCCAAAAGTGATATACCGAGACTTCACTTATTTTATTTAGATTGTCCTGTTTTGTTTACAGGTTATCCACTGCCTCGGTCAGGCAGCGGTGGCGATGAGCTTATCAGTCTTATGTTTAAATAGTTCGTGCCTTTATTGGTATGCTTCTTCTCTTTTATATGGATAAAGACATGTTCGCCGAATTTGTTCTTACCCATTATTTTCTTTATACCTTCGCCTTCACACCATCTGCGGAAGTTCAAATACATGTCGTCAACGCTTTCCTCATTGCCCGGTGCTTCTTCAGTGTTATCCCTAACCCAGCGGCCGACTAAGTCCTGGCTTTCCAGATACTCTTTACTCGCTTCATCTATTACCTGGCATACCGGAAACGCTTTTACTCCTCCGCCTTTATTATAATATTGACGCGCGCAATACATTAAAAAACGTAAAATCTCCGGCGCTTCTTTCAATAATTTTTCTTCAAGTTTCGGAACTATTTCATCATCCGGAACTGTATAATCAAACGGCACCAGGCGTAAGCGTCTTTTAATATCCTTACCTATATTCCTTAATGTTATTTTGTGATTAGTTCCAATCGCCATTTTTAGCTTACTGCGTAGAGTAAAACTTTTTTTGAATTTTACAGGCGCGTCTATAGGCTCGCCTGTTGATAGTTCTTTCATCACCTTTGTATTAAATTGTCCTTCTCCGGCATCTGCAAGGATCCCAAGCCTGCTGCCTGACAAATTAGACAAAAGAAACGGGCTCGCAAATCGATTCTCAATTACGATGTCTTGATGTAACGGCGCAGCATAGTCGCCCCACAAGTCCATCATAAGTTTTAACAATACTGATTTTCCGTTCTGGCCGCCCCCATAACAATTAATGAAGATGGAAGCTGCAGTTTCTCCTGTAAGACTGTACCCAAAATAAAATAATAACCATAACGCAAGATCAGCTCTTTGCTGACCTTCCTTGCTTGTTACTTTCATTATGAAATCTTCAAACTGTTTTGGTAACTTTGGCATTTTTTCTTCTTTCATCTCTGCAGGCTTACAGAACATACTCTTGGTGATATAATCTTCAGGTTCAACCGGACGCACTTCACCTGTACGCAGATTGTGTAAGTCGCCTTTGCAATTTAGTACTTCAGGGTCTGCATCGAATTGATCGCGGGCCATAACAATACGTTTGTCGCGTTTCAGTATTGTCATCACTGCATTGATGCCGCTTGAATTAAGAAGACCTCTTGCGTATTTCAGCGCGTCGGGACGTTCTTCGGTTGCGTTTTCCAACATAATCCTGCCAAAATGCCGGACTATCCACTGCACCATACTTTCTGCTTTTTCTTCGCCCTTCCAGCATCCGTCCTCTGCATTCCAGACCATCCAGCCGCTCTCGCAGTACCGGATATAACGACCGCATTGCAGCACGATATCATCAGCAACATCATCTTCAGTTAAGCTATTAATGTCCCAAGGATTATAGTCTTTTGATATCTGTTTTATTATATAAGTAGCCATACTGTCAAATTGAGTAGTGTTTTTTTCTTCAGTATCTTCAGGCTGCTTTGAACGTAATTCCTTTAAACCTGTATGGATATACTGCTGTTCGGGTGTATATTTCTGTTTAGGCGCCGGCGCCGGTTGTTTTCGCAACTTAATTTCTTCCTTGCAAATTACACATTAATAAAGTGATACCACTGACCACGTAGCTTAACTAAGCAATACTTCCAACCTTCTGGAAAATCCCAACGCCACTTTATAAAAGCACGGGCAGTCTGACGATGATCTAAATATTTGAATACAACAGAATCATCTTCAAGAATAAATAGTGCTTGTTTCAAAAGTAACTCCTATTTTTCGTTATAACAAAATTAATTTTTTACATCTTGGTTCCGCTTCACAAGCTTCATAAATAGAGCGTTCTTTTTTAACGCAATAATGTCGTTTGTTTTTATCTGCCTTTTTACCAAGGTCAGTATAATGTTTACAGTACTTACAAATACTTATTATTCTTTTTCTCAATGTTTCCGCTTTCATGACTCCGGTCTCCAGTCATAAGGTGGCTTGCCCCATGGTGTACAGGCGCAGACTATGGGTAAATTTTCTTTTTTGAGTGTGCCGTATTCATAAGTTTGCCATTCGTTATCAATAAAATAATACACCGCACCATTATTCGGATACTCCAAGCGGTATCTATCTTTAAACTGCTGCGGTGTTGGCCATTTTAGGTGACAGTATCTGCAATTTACTGGTTCGCCTTTATTCTTTTTTGCATAATCGACACACTCTTGTCTTCCAAAAATAAGCCAGCATTCATTAGCTGTGCAATAATAATCTTTATTTATTTCTGTTATCATTTTGATTCTCCTTTATGTTCAGATGGTCGGCTTTGTTCCGCCATTTTTTTTTCGTATAACAAATTAGTTTCCTCTGCTGTTATTAGCAAACGCTCAAATGTATCTAGGCATATATCAAGAGCACTTGTATCCATGCCTGCTTTTTCTGCCCGCTTGCGGATCGCGTCAAGGTGGTCGGATGTGTCAGGGGTTGGTTGTAAGCAATCACAATTTTCATCCCAACAATAAGGACATTGGTTATTATCAAAACCACTGTCTTTAAAATCAATTTCTACTCCACATTGTTTACACTTATATATCATGATTATTCCTCCTCCGGCGGATCAAGTTTTCTCTGTTCTTCCAGCCTTGCTTTTAATCTTTCATTTGCTGCCTTACCATGTTTGTCCATAAGTCTTGCAGCAACTTCTTCGGTTGTTTCCGGCAGATCAAGTTTAACGCCGCATGAGGGGCAGTATGGCGTAGTATTCTCTTTGTAAACATGGCAATTAGGACATTCAAACGCTTTGTATGTAATACGCCTAATCCACCGCAACCCCTCCGGCTGGATGTTAAGAGGGCAGTCAAGGTGGCACGATTCCTTGTAACAAGTAACGTCTCCAACCATTACGCAATAAAGCTGATATTCTGGATGTACATGGGTCACTAATCGGCATATGCTACACCGCTTTGGCGTTGGTATTGTTAATGTTGATACGCTCATATTT